TCGAGAGCGAACAACTTGATTTATTTGAACCCGAAGACAAGCCCGAGAATGACGACGTTGCCGTAAAAGAGAAACGTAAACGGGGCGTAATGACTCGATTTACTGAAGATGAGAAAACAATAATCGAGGCACGTTTAAACGAAGGTTTAACGCTAAAGTTAATAGCTACTGAATTAAATATGTCTCCAACAACTTTTCATCGTATTAAGACAAATGATAAATACCCTGATCATCAATGGTTTAACTCACTACATAAACAGCATATTCGACGACGTTCGAACGATGTAACAGATTATGATGTGATGGTAAGGCCGTCGGTATTTAGACGAGTAATGAATATGTTCAAGTCATCATAACGAGAGCAATAGTGATATGGTTAATACTACAAATACGACAATCAACGCGCGAGATGAACTCATCGCAAAACTCTACACAAAGCTACGTCTCGACAACGAGAATGAGCCGCTTCGAGATGAAACGTTACGATTATACAATCAAATCACTCTCGAGTTAATCGAAGTTACAGAGAAGATTTATGGCAAAAGCGAAACCGAAACCGAAACAGAAGACAAACCACAAGTCGAAGAAAACGCCGAAATACATCGAAGCGATATTAAACAACCTTCGAGCGGGGTTGACGATTAAAGCCGCCTGTACGCAAGCGGGCGTCCATCCTCGAACTGTCGACAACTGGCGAAAAGATGACGCCGATTTTAATGATGAGTTCGACGCCGCTATCGATTTCGGCGAGGCAGCTTTATACAATGATATAAGGATATCGGATGACTGGCGGGCGAAGGCTTGGTTATTAGAACGACGACACCCCGGGCGATGGTCGATTAAACGAGATATGAGCGTTAATATCAGCAAAGAAAACGACGGATCGAAACTAGTCGCTTCGATGTTAGCTCAAGGCGTCGAGGCGATAACAGGCGAGCCGATGACTCAAAGTATCGGGGTCGATAATGACGAATAATATCTGGGGCGACTCAACGTCGTCGACATTGTCATATTATCAACCGAGAGCATTATTCGACATTGCTATTATTTGCATCGAAGACGATCGAGTCGTTTATGATGAGACAAGGCTTCTCGACGTTCTAATCGATGACTATAAATCGACGCTCGTATTATTAGCTAATTATAGGACAGCGCCTGACAGCGTTATACATGAGAAGAGTCGACGACTCGCTTTAAAGTGGATCGAACTATTTAGAGATTCGATGCTGTATGGTGATGAGCGACATCGACCATTATTGAGATAATATGAGTTTAAATCTCAACGAACTTCAAGCCCAGATTATCGGGCGTATTATTCGAAAAGATAGAATCATCTCGGCTCGGTGCGGCTGGGGATCGGGCAAAACGTCGGCGCTCGTCTTCTCGATTTTGTTCGTTGCAAAAGTGCGACCCGGTACGAGTATTCTACTCGTTACAGATACAGCGCCGAGATATCGATCGGTGTTAATGCCTGAAATCGAAAAGTGGTTATCGCCGCTTGGTTGGATATATAATCATACTCAACAAATTTGGCTTGATCCGCATACCGGGTCGTCTATCTTTTGTCGATCGTATTATCGACCCGGTACAAGAGACACGACTCATAACCCGCTTGAAGGGTTGAACATAACATCGGGCGTTTGTCTTATTGATGAGTGTCAAACATTAAGCGCCGAGGTTGCACATAAAGCACTCGGGCGACTTCGAGCAGGTGAATCGCCGATTATGATTCTCGTCGGCTTACCCGTCGTCGCCGCTTGGTGGGTATCGATGTCGGAGTCTGCAGGCTATGACCCGCTTTTATTTACGAGCTACGTTAATAAACAAAATCTATCCGACGACTGGTTCGAAGCGACGAAGATGTTACCGATCGACGAACGTGAGGCGATGGTTATGAATAAACCGAAGCCGCCAACGGGGTTGATATATAGCGAGTTCACCGAGTCGCTCGTTATCGATAACTGGGAATATAACGAATCGATGACGGGGCGAATCGCTATCGACTGGGGATTTAGAAAACCATCGGTTTTGATTATCGTACATGATGAGACATTAAACGCTTCGGTCATTTGCGCTGAGTTTAACCCGAAAGAAGTAACGACCGCCGAATTAGCTCGATTGATAACGTCTATATCATGGCCTCGCTCATTACAAAACGACGCCCCGTCGGCGAGAATATGGCTTGATACTGGTGTCGCTGATAAAGCGGGGCGAGCGAGAAACGATCAAACGGGGGCGAGTGCATTTCGAGCGATGAGAACCGCCCCGCCGAACGGCCTCGGTATGGCTCTTCGTCATACAAGCGACCCGATCAAAACCGATGTATTAAACGGCGTTCAACGATTAAAGCGGGCGTTCGCTCAACGTCGATATTTAATAACTCGGGACGTATGGGATCGAGGCGAGCGATCGTCGGGCAATAGTCTTCGAAAAGCATTATTATCGTATGCTTGGGATAAGCACGAACGACCTGTTAAAGACGGTCGAGAAGATCCGCTCGACGCTCTTCGATACGACTGTATAATATTCAACTGGCACGATACAAGCGTCGATACAAAACGCTATACAAGCCGATCGAGTTCGACTGATAAAAAAGGTCGAAAAGTTCGAACGGGCGGCGGGGCGAAAGCTAACTTTTAAAACCAAAGGACAAAAAAAATGAAGAGAAATATCTTTGATAGACTTGGTCGCTTTAAATGGTCAGTCCATAACTTGTTCGCGCATCCAATGATGGAGATCCTTCATCTAGTTGGGTTATCTTCATTGGGGGACAAGTTACATGACTTTACTATTCCTAAACCTTCACACACCAGACGAAACAAAAGCCGGGGCGAAAGCGGGCGAACAACTAAACTTATTTAAATAGTGTCCTCGCCGAAGCATATTTAAACACTTCGGCGAGGGCGCTAACAAACCTTAACTTTTCACGTTTCGAGAATAGACTAACAAAACACCGTTTACAATACTGAACAGGATTTCAGTAGTTATTTGCTAAACTATCGAATCGGGTTTATAATAGCCGAGAACCACGTTTTATCAATCGGGGTAGTATGTCTATGAATAAACTCGTTAATCGAGAACAACGCCATTTAAAAGGCAAATACCCCCGGTTTCAAACTCGAGGCATAACAGGCACTCAATTAAACGGCGGGGTGATTTCGGGTAAGGAACGAAATGCAAGTTTAACGGGTTTATCTTGGGTAAGTGAAGCCGAAGAAATGCTAAGAACCGATCCGATCGTTCGTCGATCTTGGCATATGTTGAAACAAACATTACTGTCGGCGTCATGGCGATTTGAAGCGGGGATCGAATCTGACCCCGTCGCCGATGAACTCGCCCGATATTGTAACGAGGCGTTCGGCTTCGACGGCTTTTCGGGTCAAATGTCGTCTTCGTTTGAAGATCAACTCAGCTATCTTTTAGAGTTTATACCCGTCGGATATAGATACGCCGAAGAGATTTATAGAGTCGGTCTTGATTCGACGGGTCGTTCTCGTATTTGGCTTGATCAATACGCCGATCGAGAACCATCGGCTCATAATCGATGGTTAAGTCGAGACAATCAAAACCTTGATGGCGTTTTACAAAATACGGTCGGCGTTACATATACACCCGAGCCGATCCCCGCTAATAAACTTTTGTTATTAACATTGAATCGAACGGGGTCAAACTTCGAGGGTGTCGGTATGCTTCGCCCGGTTTGGTGGTGGTGGCGAACCAAACAACGTGTATCAAATTTAATGTGTGTCGGCGTTGATCGTTGGGCAATCCCGACGCCCGTTGTAAAAGTAGATCGTTCGCAAGCCGAATCGCAAGGTCTAACCGATGGCGATATCGAAGCAATGATCGACGACGCTGAAGAGCAGGCCCGATCATTTATCTCGACTGAACAATCGTATCTAGTCGAAACGGGTGCAGTTAAATTCGAGACGTATGCTATGCAGTCGAATTTATACGCAAGCGCCCCGCTAGAAATTATCACGAAATGCGATTCGCAAATCTCAAGTGCTTTTCTCGCCCAGTTCGCTGATTTGGGAAATACTGAAACGGGGTCGAGATCAGTTGGTGAAATACATTTAAGCGTATTTAGACGAGCAGCAATTAATCTATGCGACATCGTAACGAGTACGATCAACGGCGTCGATCGTCGGGGCGGCGGTACAGTCGGGCGACTCATCAAATGGAACTACGGAGCGGTTGACCCGTCGAAATTGCCGAGGCTTGTACATACGGGACTTGATACCGACGATCTCGCCGAGTCATTAAATACATTACCCGCTTTAGTAACCGCCGGGTTATTAACGCCAGACGATGAACTTGAGAGAGCGATTCGAGATCGACTCGGTGCGGGCGACCTTCCCGAGGATGCGCAACGATCAGCAATCGAGCGAACTATTCAGGCGAAAGGCGGCGGCGGTGTCTCGGCGCTTGCTGAAACTTTAATTAGGCGGCGTCGAAATGGTTAAGATTCGAAAACGAAAACAAGACTTCATCTCGCATTTGATGACACCCGAAAAATATAATCATATCAATTTTACACCGCCGAAAGCCGTCCAAGCCGAAGCAAAAAAAGCGTTATTGGTTCGAGCAAAGAAACCGAAATCACAAAAAGGTTTAACGGCTGTCGGGATCGCTCGGGCGAGAGACTTATCAAATGGTCAAACGGTTTCACCCGATACCGTTCGACGTATGCTTTCGTATTTTCAGCGACACGAGGTCGATAAGAAGTCGCCCAAATGGTCGGACTGGCCAAAGGGTCGTATTGCATGGTCGGCGTGGGGGGGTGATGCGGGTTATCGATGGTCAAACAAAATCGTCGGTATGATGAAAAGGGTTGATGAAAAAATGAAGAATAAAACATTAAGAGCATATAGCGAAGCGGTCAAAGTCGACATCGACATCGAATCAGATAGAGACGATGGTTTGATCGTTGGTCGAGCATTTAAAACGCTCGCACTGGGTCAAGTAACTAGTCGAATGAGCGGGGATCAAATCGGTAAAGATATCGATCAAGATTTACTCGCCGAGCTTGTTCGAGTTTATAACGAGCGAGCCGAAGTTGACCCGGTCGTCATAGATTGGCAGCACGCTACAAGCCCGTTTCAAGGCGGTCAACCC